AAAATATGGACAGTATTTTGAAAAAAGAACATTCAGGACAAATATTAGTCATCGTAGTATTTATTATTTATTTGGTTTCTGGTTCTTCCACCCCTGAACCTGTTGCCTCTATTATAGATACTATCGCAGGTAAAATAATCTTACTATTAGTAATTATTTCACTATTTAAATATGCACACCCAATCCTATCTATTTTAGCAGTTTTTGTAGCATTTGAATTGATGCGTCGTTCTTCTATTTCAACCGGAACTTATGGTCTAGCAAGATATGTTCCAACCGAAGCAGTAAAGGCCTGTGAAATGAGAAAAATGAACGACTTTCCTTATCCTACTACACTAGAAGAGGAAATCGTAAAAATGCGAGTACCACTATTGAATACTGGTTCGTCTATGAATCCTGCTAGTTTTCACCCATTTGTAGAGAATACATATCAAGCATCATCCTTGTGTAAGCTAAAACAATAATTTTCATTCTCTTTTAAAAAATAAAGTATTTTCATAATAAATATTTTATTTTTTTGATACACTAGGAACAATAGTTCCTTTTACTCCACTTGACGCATCTCCAGAAGAACCTTTTTTCATATTTTTGCCTACAAATACATATCCATATACCGAGTTTACTATGAATAAGAATATCATAAAGAAAAACATCACAAACAGTCCTAAAAACAATGGATTATTCAAAATAGTAGCAAAATCAAATTGAACAGTGCTTTTTGCTTTTGCCTGTTCCGCTTGGATTGTTTCACCAGAAGCACCCGTTGGTTGGCAGGATATATATATATCATCATTTCCTTGACTATGATTTGGACCAAATGGATTATAATATGTATCTTTATCTATAAAACCATCTGGCATTGGTTGAGTGGCACTTATAATAGACCTCAATTTATTCAGTGTATCGACACTTACAGGAATAGCATAGTCTATTTCAAATGCAATTACATTGACTGTCCAAAAACTATAACTGATAAATGGCGAGGATGGTACAATAGTTTGAAGAGACAATTCTTTTCCTAAGTTCAATGTTGTTTGGTTTCCTGATTTTGGAGCATTGCTTGCGACTGAGTTTATAATATCTGTTATCAGTTGACTAGCTGCAGTATAACTATTGGATGAAATTATCGGTATACAAACAGTCAAATAATAATCCATCTCTTCTTGTTTATGTGTTATATATATTTCAGCATCAGCTCTTACACCATTATATGTATGTATGGATGGTTGGTATATTTCTACATCTGTAACCTGATATTTTAATTCATTAAAGGACACGGGTGCAAATATAGATGTATCATAACTAATCTGGATAGCATCACCTTTATTTGTTGCCACAGAATTACTCGCGTGGTAGTTGAAATCATATGCGCATTTTAAACTACAATCTCCTTTTGCTGTTAATCTTGATATATCTGCTCCCATTATTTAGTACTATAATCTATTATATATATTTATTTTTATTTTATACTTTTACCACTTATTCACTTTTTGAAAGACAATGGTCGTTGTTTTTTTATTTACTCATTGGTATTTTCAGTAATGATATTCCTATTATTATAAAAACTAATCCAACATATTGAGAAAAATCGTCAAACCTTTCCCCTAAAAAAAGATATACATATATGCTTTCTATCAAACAACTAATACCGTCCCAAGCACCATTCACAAGTAAAAGTGTAGAACCTTGAAGACTTATAACTAGTAGTGCCATAACACCTATGTATCCAATAATACCTTGTGCCAAGTTTACTATACCTCCTTTATTTGCATATTCTTTGAAGCCAACATCTCCTATTACTTCAACTGCTGATAATGCTACAATCTGTGGCAAACTCATATTAAGAACAAATATTTAATTTTACTAACTAATTATTTGTTTTTATTGAACATTTTTTAATCAGTTTACAAGTTTATAAATATTATCATACATAATTATAATATTCATATACATATTATATGAAACTAACAAGAGGTAGAATAGCTACTTTGCTAAAACAAAAAAAACAAACGTTGAAAAAAATAAAGGAGTCTAAGTATAAAAAAATCAATCATTTAGGAACATTAAAAAATAAAAAACGTATTACTAATCTTCATAATAAAACACTTCGTAAAATATAATGACCCGATTTTTCTCAATTCCGTTTTTTTGTATTATATTATATGTTACATATTGTATATAATATTTTTGTAGTTAGATGAAGTTTAATAATCCTATTTTGAAAAGAGTAGTTAATGTATATCAAACAAACTATGTAAATAAGTTACCTCAGGGTTTTGGAGACTATCTGAGAGGTTGTTATTGTTTATATCAAATATGTAGTGCTTTAGGACTAGAGTTTGCAATGGATTTGGATGGTCATCCCATGTCCAAGTTTTTAGATTATTATAAAGAAAATAGAGTTACTGACTCTAGTAATAATGCTATAGACACAGACACAGTTACTGTGAAAAATCAAAAGCCATCGTGGTTTTATTTACTTACCAATGAGAAACGTGAAAAAATAGAATGGATACCAAATGCAAACTATATACCTATAAATCAACATGAATACTCTCAAGACCCTGATTTTGTAAACCAAGTAATCAAGTTATTCAACAAACAAAAAGAGGAAACTTTTTTTGTATATTGTAATAGTATTCCAGTTTTTCAAAACTCAACAAGAAACTCCATAAAACTAGTAAGGTCTTACATAAAACCAAGTAGTGAAGTAATGGGTTATTGTTTTCAGGTAATGAAAAAAATGAGGTTGATTCCTAAATATTTTGGTGTTATTCATATTCGTACTGGGGACCATATGAATTACAAAGGTAATACTATTTCCTATCCATATATGAATAAAATATTGAGTGCTTTATCGCCTTTTTTGGAAAATAAATATGACAGAATGAGAAATCAAGGTATGCCTACAAAACAAACATTTTTAATTATAAGTGACAACAACAGTGTGAAACCTTATTTTAAGCAGTATACAAACTGTGTCTACTATATAAAGGGTGTTACTCATTTAGGTATAAGTGATAATGGTGATGGTGCTGCGAATGATACTACGGATGAAAGTGATAAAAAGTTATTAGATACCCTTCTTGATTTTTATATTATGCAACATTCAAATTGTATTGTTGCTTTAACTCCATATCCATGGGGCAGTGGTTTCAGTGAGATGGCTGCTACCACATTCTGTATCCGTTATAAAAAAATTATTGTTTAAAAGTTCAAGAAATAATACACCTCTTTTACATCTTTCATCAAGTCTGGATACTGTTGGTTTAAAAAATCACGAAACTTTTTTCCTGAGGTCTTTTTACTATAATTTTCCCTCCACCATTTTCTTGGGGATATTATATTCTCTTTTGCAATCAAGTTACGAATAGCTACGCGTACATCTTGTTCGTCCGTGAAAAACTCTCCTGTATTATAATTAATATACTTACTCCCACAAACTATATTACGATTCATCAACACTGGTACATCTTTTATGATTGCTTCCGGGACTACACGTGGCGAAGCATCGTATATATTTGGAACGAATAAAAATCGCGACTCCTTTATCTTTTGCTGAAACTCGTGATAAGGCAGGAAATCAGTGGTCTCTACATTTGAACCGTATTTCTCTTCTAAACCGCAACCGCTTCTACCAACAATGAGTATTTTCATATTGTATTCATTCACTATGATAGGGAGACATTCAAGCGCCAACTTATAGTTGCGGTTTACAGCGTTCCATCCAGTAAGTGAACAGTTGTCTTTTTTATCGTCTTTTAAACAAGAGTAGATGAAATCGTATTTTTTCTCTGTTTCTTTGAATATGTTGTCTGCTTCCGCATCATAGAAATCCGATTCACTTATTTCAATCAAGTTATTTTTTTCTGTGAACCCATATTGTTCAGGATTCTTGAAACAACATAGCCAGTTTTTCACACGTCCAACGTAGTCAAAATCATCACTCATAGAAGTACTATCTGCGGTTGAGTCAGAGATAGGTTTTGGAAATGTTTTGTATGCAGTAACGCCTACTATTTTCACTCCATTTTTCTCATATTCTTCAAATAAGTTGCGGTCTTCCTTCTTTCTAAAAAATGCTACTAATACAACAATAGGTAATATGTTTCCTTTTTCATCTTGTAAGAAACGGAATGGGAAGACGCCTTTATCTTTATCCGCTTTTAGTTTTTTGAGGTACTCAGGGGACACCGAAGAAGAGGAAGAAGACGTCGAACTACTAGTAAAGCCTTCATAGAAACGACTGTATAATTGTAGTAGACTGGATTTAAAAAAAACTGTTCTTATAACTAGGTAAAGAAAGAGGGAAAGAATAAAGAAAAAGAGAAAGGAGGTAATATTTTTTATAAATGTATTTGTTTTGTATATGTATTGATTTTGACTATATGACCGAACCATATAATATATGTGTTTACTATTTTTATAGTTAAATATTATTATTTTATATATTTAATTATATTATACTTAGGTAGTGTTAAAGTTACAGTTGGAATGAGTGAAAATAATGAATTTTTAAATGAAATATTAGAAAATGAGAATGATATAGGAATTGATATAAACGATGTTATAGATATAAATAATGAAGAATTCGAAGAAAATGATTATACAAAAATAGTGGAAGATATAGACAAAAGTTCCGATAAAGAAGAAATACAAAATGTTGATATCGGAAATGTAACAACACAACCAAATACTTTTGGAAAATGTTGTATATGTGGTTGTGTAAAAAATGTAGGTGAGTATCTAGACAAGATATTTGAAAATATGGAACTAATCGGTTCCTTGTTTGATGACTATGTTATTATTTTATATTATGATGAATCTAGTGACAATACACTACAAAAAATGAAAGAATATAAAAGAAAAAATCCAAGACTAATATTTTATAGAAACATGGCACCTATGTTACAATATAGAACATATAACCTTGCAAAAGCACGTAACTTTATTATAAAAACAATTAAAGAAAATTTTAGTGACTATCCTTATTTTATTATGATGGACACTGACGATGTTTGTGCTAGAGATATCAGTATTCAGGTTTTAAGTGTCTGTTTGAAAAGAAATGACTGGGACTCGTTATCTTTTGACCACTCCGGGCAAGGAGGTAAATATTATGATATGTGGGCATTGTCTAAGTATCCGTTTGTTATGAGTTGTCATCATTTTAATAATGGATTTTTTATTTATGCTAACTTTATACAAACTCTTATAAAAAATACACCAAGAAACTCTCTTATAAAGTGTATTTCTGCTTTCAATGGTTTTGCTATTTATAGAACCCCATTATTTTTGAACTGTAATTATAATGGTGTATTTGATATTAGTTATTTACCAAAAAAAATTATAAACGATAATATAAAAATATGTGGTCCTATTATAAATAATAATTTTAAATATGAAGACTGTGAGCACAGAAGGTTTCACTATGAAGCTATTACAAAAAATAATGCTAGAATAAGAATTTCTCCTCTTCGTTTATTCAAATAAATTATATGTTAATAAATATATATGAAGATATTTATTAATGCTTTTTGGGGTGGATTTGTAGAAAACATAGACCCAAATAAGTTTTTTGTTTTTCAAAAAATATTTGAAGAAGTTTTCAATGAAAAAATAGAGGTAGGAAATATAGATGAAAGTGATATATTATTTGAAAGCTGTTTTTCAGATAGAACTTTTATAAACTATAAAAAATGGAAGTATACTTTTTTTTTCAATGGTGAGTCTACTAAACGAATAGCTAGTTTTTTTCAAAATAATAATGAACGTATAGAAGCAATGAATAAGTTTGACTGTATTTTGACTGGTCGATTTACAAATAAAGAAAAAAGAATAGTAAATATGCCACTATTTCTCGTATACATATATTCGAATAACTATTTGAACAACTTATTGAATCCTGTAATTTATAATCATGTTCCTACAAAAAAAATATGTGCTGTTATTTCTAATGGAAATAGTTCTAAAAGAAACTATATATTAGATATGATTGGCAAAAGAATAAATATAGACTATGCAGGAAATTTTAGAAATAATGTCCCAAAAGTAAATGGCACTTATAACTCAGATGATATACTCAACTTTTATTCTCAATATAAGTTTGTTATTTGTATGGAAAATGAAAAACAAGAAACATATATTACAGAAAAAATAGTGAATGGGTTCCTTTCAAAAACTATTCCTGTTTTTTGGGGTTCAAACTACGTTATAAATTATTTTAATGAAAAAAGGTTTATTAATATTAGTAATATACATCCTTATGTAATAAATAATGCTATAAACAGAATGTTATCAATCATAAATGATGATAATAAGTATTTAGAAGTAATAAACCAGCCAATTTTTAAGGATAATAAACTTAATATAACTGATATTGATGTTATTAAAGATATAAAAAGTGTGTTATTCGAGTAGTTTAAAAATATAAAATAAATATTTTATATATATATTTATTTTATGAAAATTGCATTTTGGGATAACTGTTTAAATGAAAGAGGTACAACACTATCTTTGTATAATTATGCTTACTTTAATAAGAAACTATTAGGTAATGAGTCAATTATATTGTATAATAAATCAAGAGGGGATAGTGTAGATGAAGTTGTAGAAAATTTTAAAAAAGAGTTCATGGTTTTTGGTGTGAAAAGTTTCAAAGTAGTTGACTATATTCTCTATAAAGAAAACTGTGACATGTTATACATAATAAAAGCCGGTGAAAATGAAGGACAAATAAGTAATATAAAAAAAACAGTAGTACATTGTGTGTTCAATTGTAATAGTCCTCATGGAACTATTTATTCTGCTATTTCTCCATATATTAAAGGTTATAATAGAAATGTACCAGTTGTTCCACATATGATAAACTTACCAGACCATAATAATAACATGAGGGAAGAGTTAAATATCCCTGAAGATGCTATTGTATATGGAAGATATGGCGGAGCAGATAGTTTTGATATAAGTTATGTACATCCAATTGTTTATAATGTTGCAAAAGAAAATCCAAATATATATTTTGTGTTTATGAATACAAATAGATTTTGTGACGAGTTACCAAATATTATTCATGTTCCAGCAACAATCGATTTAAACAAAAAGGTTTCGTTTATTAATACTTGTGATGCTATGTTATGGGCTAGAAGTATTGGAGAATCTTTTGGACTATCTATTGCAGAATTTTCTAGCAAAAATAAACCTGTTGTTGCTACTCCAAATTTGAAGTTGAACCCGAATGTTGATAAAGCACATATTTATTTTTTAGGTAAGAAAGGAATATGGTATAATGAAGATAATCTTTACAAAGTATTAACAACATTCATAACGAAAGAGAATAAAGCAGAAATAGCTAGTATGGATTGGAATGTATTTAAAGAGTATACACCAGAAAAAGTAATGAAAATATTTAAGAAGGTTTTTATAGACTAAACATAGTGTTATGGATTCAATGAAGACCTGTATAAACCTAATGCTGTCCCTTGTTTAGTTATAGTTGGTTCTGACCAATAAACAATAAAATTATTGAAAAGACATATATTATTTAAAAAATGATCATATGGGTTTCTTATTAACTGAATTTTATGAAAACAACTTAGAATTTTTCTACAACACATATTCGATATAACATAAGAGTCTGCACATCTAGTAGCACCACCATTTAATTTCACACTTTTAAAATATACATTTTTATCATTCACAATTCTATAAATAGGTATATGTACTCCATGACCTTCGCCAAAAAATAACATGTCATAGTTAACTGGTAACTCACTTATATAACTTTCAAGTTTATTTTTAAAGTTTTCTCCCAACACAACATCGTCTTCAAGAATTATTCCATATTCTAAGTTACTATCAACTATTCTTTTACAACATTCAATTTGATGTAAAAAAAGTGATATTTCAGCATTATTCAAATTTATGAACTTTGATTTTTGTTCTCTTGTTAATACATCTTTTCCAAAGTTAGATACAAACTCATAATCCAATCCATAACTATCAAGTTGTATAGTCATGTTTCGTCTTCTTTGAATAAGTTTATTATAGTTTATTATGAAAAATTTCATTTGTATATTATATTATAATATAATATATTGTTTTATATTTTAAGTAAAAGATGGAACAAAGATGTTATTTCATATGTAGTAGAGGTATAGTAAAGTCATGTACTTTTCGCTCTATTAACCCTATTTCAAGTTGTAATAAAGACAATAGTTACTTAATATATATGTTAAATAGTGGCAGAATGTTTAATGGTATGTCTGTTTACGTTTGTTCAGATTTATTATCATATTTTATAAATAATATTCTTCCGAATATTAGAAATTATTTTACATTAGTATCTGGCGATTCTGACTTATGTGTTCCTTTAGAAATTTTGAATAATAACGAAGTTAGAAATATTACACAAAACAAATATTTAATAAAATGGTTTGCACAAAACACTAGGTTACAAAATCATCCAAAAATAGTTCAACTTCCAATTGGGCTTGACTACCATACAATATCAAATAACCCATCATGTTCATGGAAAAAAGAAGGCGAAGGTCATCTTCCAAGGTTTCAAGAAGAAATACTTATAAATATAAGAGAAACAATGAAACCTTTTTATGAAAGAGTTCCAAAAATATATGTAAACTTTTCAATAGAGAATGATAGATTTAGACAAAGAAAAGAAATATTTGAAAAGATACCAAATGATTTATTAGTTATAAAACAGGATTTTATGAAAAGAACTGATACGTGGAATAATATTGCCACCTATTCATTTGTAGCTTCGCCATTTGGAAATGGCATGGATTGTCATAGAACATGGGAAGCCTTATGTTTAGGTTCTATACCTATTGTAAAAGCACCAAATTTTAAAGAGTTATTTGAGGGTTTACCAGTATTAATAGTAAATGACTGGGGTGATATAACCGAAGATTTATTAGTGAATACAATTGAATCTTTTAAAGAGCGGCAATTTGATTATACTAAACTTACATTGGGTTATTGGGTTAAAAGAATAAATAATAAATTATAATAATATATAATGAACTTTTCTATAAATAAAAATACGTTAATACAAATATTTTATGATAGAATAGGTGAAAAAAAATTTTTGGCTTTTGACTTGTATATATATAGTTTATATGATATTTTAAAAACAAAATTTGAAAATGTTTTTTTTATAAGTAACATTAAAGACTATCAAAATAACGAAAATAGTTTGCTAATAATATTTTTAAATGACTTAAATAAATATGTATCGAACTTTGGTTATAAAATAAAAAATAATTGTAAAATAATATTTATACACGCAGATATGTTATTGAACCATTCTAAGAGTGACCGTCTACAAATAAAAAGGTTTGTTAATGATATAAATTCTAATAACTGTGTTGTTTGGGAATATAGTTCTTTAAATATAAATTTACATAACAAATTTTTACCAAATCTAAAATATAGGTTTTTACCTCTTCTATATAGTGACTATCTTGAAAATTTTTATAACTCTAGACTAACTAATGGAAAAATACCATGGGATAAAAAAGATATAGATGTTATTTTTATTGGAAACTGGTTTGACGATAGAAGACCTGTGCTTTTAGATAAGTTGAAACAAAAGTTTAACTTGTTAGTTGTAACCGGAAATAATAATTATGATGAGATGATAAACCTAATTGAGAGAAGTAAAATATTTATACATATATATTCTAAAAATATAAACAAGTCATTTGATTATTATAGATTATCACTTCTGTATTCTAATAAAGTATTTACAATTACAGAAACACCAATGGTTCTTTTTCATATTGAAAAAAATTTATTAGATATAAAGGAACATATTGTTACTTCTAACTATGAAGACTTTGAAGAAAATATAGATAAATATTTAACTAAGCCCTATAATGAAATAAGTGAAATAGTAAATAATGTATATAATAGTTTCAAAAAAACAAACTTTAAATATGAAGTTTTAAATTTTTTTGAGAGTTGTTAATTTTGAAAATAGATAGTGATTAATCTGTAATCAAATGAAAAGTAATTAATATAAAACGTAACTAGACATGTATTTATCATATTCTGGAGGAAGGTAATTATTTAGTTTGGTTGATATTTGTAAAAAAACATCATTTCTTCCATATAAGTCAATTTGTTTTGAAACTTTTTCTTTTATATAGTCAGTATTTGTATAACTATTGTTATTATACTCTTGATGCGAAAAATTTTGTATTTTGTTTTTTATAAACTCGGCATCTCCAAAATAACTCAAATGCCAACCACATACAATATTAGTTTTTTTAAATTTATAATCTCTCAAATCTTGGAATGATTTTTTTAAAATTTTATAACCCTTAACTGTCATCATTTTCGAAGAATACCAAGAGCTTAAATGTTTTGTATTAAGATTATAATAATAAAAATCTTGTTTCAATGATATTCCACCTCTTATTATTAACTCTTTATCTTTTATTTTTTTTAAAAATAATGGGTCTGGTATTTCGTCTACATCAGATAAAACTATAATATCATTATCAGTTAAAACATTTGCAATTCTATTTATTCCTATTTTTATTCCATTTCTATTAAAACTTTCATTATCCCATTGTTGTTTTTTTTCATAGTCTATATTTGGATATTTATATGGTATATCATTCAAAACAACATGTATTATTTTATCATTGAATGGTTCAAACACTTCTTTATTTTCTTCAAAAAACAACTTTTTTTCTTTTCCTGAAAATGTATATTTACACTCAACAATTACAAAAAAATCAACATATTTATTCAAAATGTTTAACCTATATTTCAACATATCTAACTCATTATAAAATATAAAACAGTCTATTATTTTCATTGATAATATATGTAAATATATAATATTTATATTATTTTAACAAGTTAGTTTCTTTTTCTTCATCTCTCCAACTTTTTTTATTTATATATAACTTATTACAATCTTCATATTTAAAAGTAAAAAAGTTATTATAGTCAATACTATAAACTCTATATGATATATCACTCTTACTAAATGTCATATCAAAACCTTTATGAATTAAGTTGTGTCTTAGGTTTCTACTGAAATATTGGTTGTGAATTGACTGAATTGCTTCACTAAAAACAGTGGGGCCTGTCATTTTGTGAATGTCATTTGGATACTTATTTTGTATTATATTTCTAATAACTAAATTTATAACTCTTTTGAGGATAGGATGTTCTTTATTAAAAACAAGAGCCCATTGTACAAACATACCTGCATTATTTTCTGCTGTTATGATAGCTTGGTCATTTTCTTTTATGAGTTTATCTAATGGCATGTTTATAGTTGAGTCCATGTCTAAGTAAACACCGCCATATTTATAAAGAACCAAGTATCTCCAAAAGTCTACCTTTGCCACTATAATATTCAACTTATTATAACATTCGGTTATTTCATATGGAAAATTATTGTTTACAAAGTCATCCATTTCTTGGTCATCGTATAAATAATAACTATATTGTGGGTTCATATTTTTCACTTTATCTATATTATACTGTATAACACTATCTAAATTTTTTGTATACCAAGTCTGAAATATATTTTTAGGTATCATTTTTTATAAGTTATATTCTATATAATAATATAATATAATATTATATAACTTGTAAGATGGAAAAGATTTTTACAGATATTTATGAAAATTCAAACTGGGGAAATAATGGTAGTATACACTATCGTGGTAGCAGTGGTTCAGGAAGTGATATTGATGTAAATATAAACACATATATTCCTTTTTTAAGAAAATTTATTAAGACTAAAAACATAAAAAGTGTTGTTGATTTAGGATGTGGTGATTTTAGGTGTGGAAAATTAATTTATAATAACCTTGATATTAAATACACGGGTTATGATGCTTATGAAAAATTAATAAACTATCATAAAAACAATATTTCTCACCCAAAATATAGTTTCATACATCTTGATTTTTTCAATAAGAAAGAAGAAATTGTTAGTGGTGACTTGTGTATTTTAAAAGATGTTATACAACACTGGTCAGTAAATAATATTTATAGTTTTATGGATTATTTAGTTGACAATAAGAAATTTAAGTATATTATTTTGGTTAACTGTGGGAACCAAACACAAGATAATATAGATATTGAAGATGGCGACTATAGACCTTTAAGTTGTAATTATTTACCATTAAAAAAATATAACCCTGTAAAGGTAGGAAACTATGATACAAAAGACAACCATGTAAAAGAAATATCTATAATTAGAAATGATATATGGAAAAATTTAGAATTACTTACAGTTTATCACTTTGATAATAAAGTTAGACTTGGAATAAATAATGATGGTGGATATGTAATTGGCGACCTTGATGGTGGTTATGATTGTTACATTTCTGCAGGTGTCTCTAATGAAGAAAGTTTTTCAAGGGATTTTATAAAAAAATATAACATGAATAAAACAAACAGTTATGCGTTTGATGGTACTATAAATGATTATCCTTATGAGTATACCAGAGATATTACTTACGTTAAAAAAAATATTGGTAGCATTAATGACAATAACAATGTTAATTTGTCTTACCTTATTGGTAACTATAATAATATTTTTTTGAAAATGGATATAGAAGGAGGAGAATATCCATGGTTATCATCTCTTAGTGAAAACCAATTAAATAAATTTAAACAAATTGTGATAGAAGTACATGGTATTACAGATGATAGCTATGGTAGTATGATTCATGATAAAATAATATGTTTAAATAAATTGAAAAATACACACTATATTATTCATGCACATGGAAATAACTTTGGTTATGTTACAAATGGTATACCATATGTAGTTGAACTTACATATGTAAACAAAAATTACTTTACATTTCCTCCTGAATTGAATAGACAAGAATTTCCTGTTGATTCATTAGATTTTCCAAATAATACATCAGTTCCAGATATCAAGTTGAACTACTATCCTTTTTTACATGTCCAAAATGAATAAGTTACTATTTTAATGTTATTATATATGTTTTTATATAACAACATCTATATCATCGGCAAATACCTTATTGCATCATCATCATAAATTGTTACTCGGAACCTCTCATTATATCCTTTCACATATATAGTCTCCCCATTATATATTTGGTCACATCCATACTCATTCGTACAACTCTTCTTGTTCTTCATCACCGGCAACTTTACACTATTATTCTGGTCACTCATCGAATAGTATTGCCACTTATCACGGTTTGTAAAAAGAGGTCGGCCCATAAGCGCTAAAATCTTATCCTTCCCACCTTCGTGTGAGCCCCCCTTTCTTTCTGGC